GGCTAGACCTGCCGGAGTTCTGGAGGCAAGCAGAAGTTGAGGCGCTTAACTACGCTAAGGCTCGTGGTATCGGGGAAGTGCCACTGCATTATGTTGTAGTTAAGCGTCGCAACGCTGGCATAGAGAAGGCTTGGGTGGTCCAAGACTTAACGCAATGGTTAAAGGAAAAGCAATGACACCAGTACCAGAAGGAATTATCAGCACATCAACAGGCCCAGTAGACCCAAGTGAGTCACTGATTGAAGAAGCAATTCTTGAAGCTGACGCAGAAGAAGCAGAACCATCTGAGTTTGACCCAGATATGGATGACCCATACGAGGACCAAGCGTGATCTGCTCAGACTGCGTTAAGGCAGGTGAAGAGAACAAGGCTAACCATTTCAAGCGTGCTGCACAGTGGCACGATAAGTGCAGTGTGAAGGGGTGTGTATGCCAGCACAGGACTGGAACAGGGTACGTAAAGGTGGCAAGTTCAAAGGCGCAGTTGACGCCAACGACATCCCCATAGATGCCATAGTTAAATTCTTTGGCGGTGAAGTAAGAGAAGGTAAGTCAGCCAGTGTCCGGTGCTGCTTACATACAGACAGTAGACGATCTGCTGTTATCAACACATACGATAATTTGTACTACTGCCATACCTGCGGTAAGGGTGGCAATGCAGCAAACCTAGTGTGCATACTAGAGAACTTGGAGTTTAACGATGGCCTCAAACGTGCAATCGAAATTGCAGCTGGAAGCGGCGCAGCGATACGCACAGCAGATAAGTCCAGAGGCTCTAGCCGTGCTAGCCGAACGTGGGATATCTGAAGAGGTAGCAGCTCTCTATATGTTAGGTAGCGTGGTTGATCCTATGAACGGCCACGAGATGCAGGAAGGTTGGATATCTATTCCATACATTACTGCTATGAACTACTGCGTAGGCTTTAAGTTCCGCAGACTAGATGATGGCAAGCCTAAGTATGGTAGCCCTACTGGGCAGAAGGCTCACCTCTATAACGTAGTTGACTGCACTATCTTGAGTAAACACATCGTGGTATGTGAAGGTGAGTTAGATACAGTCATTGTCTCAGGAGTCCTTGGTATCCCTGCCGTTGGTATACCTGGAGTGCAGGCTTGGAAGCCACACTTTGCTAAGTTGCTGAACGGCTATGACAGTGTGTATATCGTAGGAGATAACGACATTAAAGAAGATGGTTCCAACCCAGGCGCTGAGTTTGCAAAGCGCGTGGCTTCAGAGGTATTGAACTCAGTTATTGTTACACTACCACCAGGATTAGACATCAACGACTACTACCTAGCCTATGGCGCGGAAGCGACTAAGACTTTGCTAGTAGGTGAGCAGATTGGATAAGGCAGAATGGCAACAGATGATACAGACTTTGCAGCATATGGGCTTTCACATCTTGGAGATCAATTTGGAAACCGAGACCTTACTAGTGCAACCTACACAGACAAGGTAGATGAGGCATTTGTTGCTGATGTCTGGCGCATTATGGACCAAGCTGGCAACCTGCTCGTGCGTAAGCACCACGACTACGGCCCAAAGAATATAGCGCACTCACCAGGTGGACCGCTTAATGGTTTGCGTGTGCGTATTTGGGATAAGGTAGCGAGAATAAATAATCTACTAGACAATGGCGTGAAGCCATCTAACGAATCTCTTAGAGATAGTTTCTTAGACCTGTTAAATTATTCAGCGATAGCAATGCTAGTACTTGATGGCGTATGGCCAGAGGTACAGGAAAAGAACAGTGACTGAATTAAACCCAGCTATCTTTGATATCGTACCCAGTATTGCACGCGTTGTACATAACCAGTACAACAGGTATGTAGATAGAGATGATCTTAAGCAAGAGTGTGTGCAATGGGCGCTGATTCGCGTTGCTTATATCAACGAGCAGCTTAGTGTAGAAGATGCTACTGAGCGCAGACATAACGAGCAGAAGATAGCGTGGCAGATGAAGCGCGTAGCAGAACGCTACGCACGCAAGGAAAAGGCTATCAAGTCTGGCTATCACACTAGCGATGAGGCTTACTACCAGATAGGCGCACTCGCTCAACTATTGCCGTTCGTTATTGCATCAGTCATAGATGGCACTGTGCTAGAGCAAGCACAAGAGATGATTAAAGATGGACAACCTAAAGGTTCTTCCTCACCCGCAGAAGGTGGCAACCTACTTGCAATGCTCCTTGATATTAAGAAGGGGTATGAGAAGTTAGAGCAGGAAGACCAGCGTATTCTTATGCTGCGCTACCACGAGAACCTTACACTGGCACAGATAGGTGAGATACTAGAGTGCCACCTGACTACAGCAGATCGTAGATGCGACCACGCTTTGCGTGAGCTGAACGCCAAACTCGGTGGGCCTAGCCCGTACCAGTGAACGAGTTAATCTTGTTTGACTTTCTTAAACTTAATCTTTACCCAGACTTACAGCGAGCACCTGGTATCTACGATGCTTTCGACTGCCATAGTGCCAAGGCCGGTCACTTCATCGAACTCAAGTGTCGCCAAACCCATTATTCTACGCTACTTATACAGCAAAATAAGTACCGCAAACTGATTGAGCAAGCTTACCACCGCGAACTATTGCCTTTCTATATCAACAGCACACCGCTTGGTATCTACTCATTCGATCTTACAGACTTAGATGAACCTGAGTGGTTTACCCAACCGATGCCAGCAACTACAGAGTTTGAGAATACTAATAAGATAGATAAGATAGTCGGGTACTTGGATATCGAGGAGGCAGTGAAGCTATGACGTATGACTACGAGTGTCCAGGGTGCGGTGATGTACGCACTATCGAACGCAAGATGACCGACCCCGAAGAGACATACATTTGCACGCAATGTGACACAGAGTTTAGACGCAGATGGTCTGCTCCCACTGTAGTCTTCAACGGCAGTGGCTTCTACAGTACGGACAACAAATGACATATCCTAATTGGTTTGCAGTAACAGCACAGGGTAACTTCGAGCAGTTCCTTACCTCACTAGCAGGTAAAGATGACCTCAAGTTCTTACAGCTTGGTGTATTCACAGGAGATGCAAGCGTATGGCTTGCTGAAAATATCCTTACTGGTAAAGGTTGCTGGCTTATAGATGTAGATACTTGGGAAGGTAACGATGAACCTGACCACGAGCCTATGGACTTTGATGATGTGTTTAATACATACAAAGCTAAGACTGAACCATATAAAACTATTAAAGCTTTCAAGTCCACTACTACTTGGTTCTTATCTAGCGTACGCAAAGACCCTGACTATGACTTCATCTATGTAGACGCAGACCATACAACTGTCGGTGTCATACTCGATGCTGAACTAGCGTGGCCACAGTTAAAGTCTGGTGGCATTATGGGCTTCGATGATTACACTTGGGGTCACGCCTCTGGCGATCCTCGCCTTGCACCGCAGGTAGGTATTGACCTCTTTCTCCACCGCCATCTTGGTAACTATGAGTTACTCACCAAAGGTGGACAAGTCTGGATTAGAAAGCACTAAGCCCCAACCGGAAAGAGGTAACGGCTGAGGCTTAGCTGTGCCACGAAAGGAAGGCTTACGTAATGTATCAGCTATCTAGCAATGATGCAAAGACAAACTGACAGGGATCGCCACCTTCCTCCCACTCTTGCATAGTTTCTTCTGACATATATTCTGTACCGCCATCGTGTGTTACACAGAATACAGGGCTGATGTAGCCTCTCTTAATTCCGTATCTATACCAGTACTTAAACATCAGTACCAACCTCGTCTGTGGTGTGCGAGAGCGCGACACGCACTCCCTCCATAGCGATAACCAATGTATCGTAAGCCGTGAAGGACTTGTATTGCAGGGTCTCCACTACGTTCTCCAAGCAGTTGAGCAATTCCGTAAGCCGTGCTTCGCTTTCTCCCTCTACTGTCTTTTGGCTTGGCAAAGTGGTCAAACCTACTTTCACGGGTCCATAGGGTGATGAGGCACGCAGTTTCTTTTCTCGAATATCCGAGAGCGCGACTATATTCTCTTGCGATTCGCTTGTTCTCACGCTTCTCCTCCATAGTTGCTTTGGTTCGTGCTGATATTACTGGTGTTTCTTTTGATGTCGAGTGAGGTAACGTGGGATACACCCAAGTAACCAGCACCGCCACTAGTAGCGATATTGTTACCGCTCTCGTTCGCTTGCTCATTCGCTCTCTCCATCTTCATCGGCTCGCTGCCTTTACTAGATCAGTTACGTCCAAAGGTTGTCCTATTAGCTGGGCATCTTCTTCGTTGCTTTCCCAACCCGAAACCAAAATTCTTTTGGCTGTGGGTGATTTAGCTATCCAAGTAAGCGCCTCTTCAGGGCGCTCCCCTCCCCATTCTGCCACCCCTTCTGAGTCTACTACTTCATAGAGCAAAATTAAATCAGACTTGGGTGGGTGAAATGCTATAACGTTATTCATTGTTTCCTCCTTTACAATTCCACAAGCCTAGACGCTTTGCCTTTGCTTGTCTACCATATTTTGCAATAAGTCCTGCATATTTGCCACGCATACCCTTAAAGAACATAGGTTTTGCGTAGCCATTACGTACGAGTTCAAGGCTAAGGTTTTCATTACCCTTAAATACGTAGTCCAAACTTCTTCCATACTCATCTTTTTGATCGAGGCTAGGGTCGGACTTAAATTCTAGTTTTGAGTTCTTTTTTAAGAAGTTTTCTGTAAATTGTTTAGCCTCTTCTGCATAGCAGGTGCCAATTTCAGGTGCGTTAATCTGCAATACCCTTATGTGTTCACGGTTCAGAACTATTGTGTCTCCGTCAATCGCATAAGGGCTTGCAGAATATAAAGCAACTGCTAGTAAGAGCATTATTCGCTTTCTTCTTCTATGCCAAAGATACGCATAAGGGCTGAGTTAGCTAGGTTAAGCGTGGCTAGCATTTCATCTTGTTCTCTCTTCATTGCTTCTTGCATTGTCTCATTCATTAGTATTCCCCTTTCTTAATAGATACCCAACCACATCGGTCGCAAGTAACATTGCCTTCCATTGTCTGACTATCGCCAGACATAACACACCCGCATACCCAACACTTACCATAACTCATAATAAACACCCGCAATTCTTGACGTCTACTAAGTGGTCTCCGCAGAGCATTATTTCATTATCTTCTAATCTAATCTGACACTTTGAGCAGTACACTTCTCCCTCTTCCCAGTAGGCAGGGCGCCCGCAGTGCTCAAACGATATATCTTTTGTAGGCGTATTAGTCCAACTCATTTACTCTCTCCCTGTAATGTAGAATGAAAATTGATTAGATTATTTTGATCGAGTATATCTGTCAGTTCTTCCGTTAGCTGTTCTTCTCTTCCGTTAAACTGCCCGTCTCCGAGGTATCCAAATTGCCAGCCTTCTTCGCTGTCATAGATAGTACCTTCAGGGAAGTTGGAACTCTCGGTGTCAGGGTCAATCTCCCAACCGCGTTCCTCGCTCCATTTAACTATGTAGTGATATTCCTTGCTCATTCGCTTTCTCCTTCTTTCTCTACACAGGCAGGACAGATATTGCCCTCCCTCTCTTGGTCGTCAAACTCCTCGCCACATTCGGCGCAGTCGATCAAATTTGCAACGTGGTTAGACCACGAATCTCCGTCGTAGTAGCCCATAGCCCTACTCCTTGCAGTCAGGACAAGACTTTACCCCGACATAATCGTTTGCTTGTATGGAATAGACAGCCTTAACCGCCTCCTCCTCTGTGTTACAGGTCGTGCAGATATATAAGGTACTCATAGGTAGGACTCCTGTAATACATCTTCAGTAAGGCAGTCCAACGTGTACTCAAGGCTTTCTGCTCCGTGTTGTTGAGAATCCTGCCACTCATTAGCCCACTCAGGCTGAGGAATAAACTTGTTGCCATCTAGAAAGTTCAAGTCATATCCGTCATAGCTATCCCAGTGCAGAAGTACCGAATACTCTACTCCTTCTCTCTCGAAAGTAATGCGCTTATCCCAAGCAGTTTCCTCTTTAGTAATGCCTTTAACTTCTAGTGTCATTTGCTCTCTCCTCTTTGTAGGTTGTCAATTTTGATCGACGCGCTTTCCATTATGCTGTCGAAAATTATGCCGTCAATACTGTAAGAACTCAAGACCTTTCGGGTGATATCTTCGGGGAATCCTTGAAGGATTAACTCCTTCACTATCGCCTCCTCCACCTCAAACCCGCACTCTGTACGGCTAACTCCTGCCTTGTTAATCATCTTCTCTCTCTTTCTCGTGTAGATATCCACCCATAGTCGAGACTAGGTTTGTGTGGATTACTAGTGAGCCGTATGTGTCTTCTGTGATATGCGCGTTCGGCATATTCTCTTCAACCCATTCCTTCAGGTCTTTGAGTGTGTCTATCTCCTGTAGTTGCACCTTCGCCCTCTTTCTCTCTCATCTGTCGTCTTTTGACTACAGACCGCCGTGCAGGGCAACCAATCCCTGCACGACAGACCGCCTTCAGTAAGTCTTGCCCGTCGCCTTGCAATAAATCCAGTAAACCAATTCCACGCCCTGCCATAAGAGCCAGCCTCCGACCGCGTAAGCGGTCAGGGCGAGCATTATGGAGAGAAAGTATTCAATTTCGCTCATTCGTCCGACCCTGTACATTCTGAGCAGTTGTCTTCGTCCTCTCGCTCTATCAGGTCGCACTGCTGGCAGTTGAGTTCGTGGTCGTCGTCGCTGTGGATTGTGTGAATGGCTTCGCCATAACCACAGTTTGGACATTCCAAAGAGTTCCAATCGCTCATTAGTTCTCCCCCTTCAGAATTGAGAGGACTAGACCGAGAGCGTCAGAAAAGCCCTCAGCATAGGTTCTGTCCATAGAGAGCATAGCGTCTGAGTAGTCGCTCTCCTCTTCTACTTCCTGAGCCACTTCTAGATTCTTCTCTGCTTCTTTCGCTTCTGCCTCAACCTTTGCGATGAGTTCTACGATTGTGTTCTGATTCATTTATTAACCTCTTCTGTTGGTTGTTGGTTATTACTGACCTCGTCAGCGACCGCGTAACGATCGGACGCCTCACGGCGTTTCGGTCTTATGCTACGCGAAGGGTTGCCCAGCTATTTCCCTCGTTAGCCTTCTCAATCGCCTCCGATACCATCGCCTGAAAAGCCTGCTTGAGTAGCGCGTTTCGGTCTTCCTCAGATAGTGAGAGCAAGGCTCTCGCTGTTGAGTTGGTCTCGTCTAGGTCTGTTGCTAGTTCGATTGAATAGTTGATGGTTGTCATTGTTCTCTCTTTTCTGTTTGCTGACCTCGTCAGTACCCGCCTTACGGGTAGACCGCCCTGAGGCGGTTTCGGTCTTATATCCAGCGCTGATTGAGTTCGTACCCTGCTCTCTCCTTCTCAGGGTAAAGGACGCTTGAGAGGTTATAGACAAGGTGAAAACCCATATCCATACCGACGCCCTGTACCTTGATTACGTTGTATCCGTCCACTTGCGTACACTTCTCGCCTAGTGCCTGAGCGACGGCGTAAGTAATATCCAAGAGTCCTCCGTCCTTGATTACCTTGAGGGAGATGGCGCGGGTCATACCTGACGCGCTGACGCGTCGTAGGATTGTGTACACTTGGCGATTGTCTCCAAGAAGTTCCAAGACTTGGCGCTTGCCTGACTGTTGGACTTGGTGAGCGTTGAACGCTCTGCGTGCTGTTTTGGTTGTCATTCTTTGCCTCTTTCGTGTGGTTGGTTGTGTCCACAGGGAAGAAGATACGCCCCCGCAATTAGCAGGGTCAACCATTTCAGCCCGTTATTCGATAACACTTTCATAACGATTTGCTGAGAGCCACCTGTGAATTGTTGCCCTGTTCAATGTCGATAAGTCGACAATATGAAAGGCGGTCGGGTCTAAGTTACTGACGGGTAACTTGCAGGGTCGAGGTCAGGTCGAGGGTTAGGGTGTGCAGGGGTGCCGTTTAATTAGTGACCCCTCCTATCTCTTGCAATACGGCAAGAACTTATCCACATTGTTATCCACAGGCTGTGGACAGTGCTGTGGACGGCTGGCAACGGGGTCGGGCGTGGCGCAAACAGACACCCCCTGTGTTAAGTTTTGACGGCTATGGTACATATACTCCCTGCAAAAATATATTTCCTAAAGTGAAACGGATCTGATATAGCCTCTGACCTGCACTTATACTGTATGTGTTACACATCACATTCTAAAAACGCAAACAGCTCTTTTTTTAGCGCCTTATATATAGTAGGGGAGTAAAACGGGGAAGTGGTCCGGTTTACGAACCCTACGCTTCGGGTGAAACCCTTCGCGTAGCCCCCTAGGGCGAAGCGCCCAGTACCACTAAACGGGCCATAGTTCTATCTAAATATAGATCACTGGTATATCAATATGTGAGACAGATAGCCTAGTAAAAAATTGCTACTTCCCTAGTATAAATGAAATCCAATTCCGGCCGATTTTACTATTAGGAGCATTACGTGGCAGAGAACTCAGCAGATATAGCCAAGAGGATTATCCTCGGCTGTGTGGCAGAAGGTATGACCATTGACGCCGCTTGCGGCTTCGCTGGTAAATCTATGAAGACGTATGAGTACTACCGTCGCACCGATAAGGTATTTGCAGACAAGGTAGATCGTACAAGGTTAGGTCTGAAAGACAAGGCCTTTGCTTCCGGCGATGTTCACGATATTAACTTCGTGGAGTTCCGTCAGAAGTTTCTACACTCTAAGACTTTCCCACATCAGATAAATCTGATTGATGTGATTGAAGGACGTGAGCCTAGCTGGCTACATCCCAGTATGAAGTTTGAACCAGGGCTGGCATCTAACCGAGTCCTAATTAACATACCTCCCAACCACGCCAAATCCATTACGGTCACCGTAGACTATGTAACGTGGAAGGTAGCCCAGAACCCGAACTTCCGAGTTCTGATTGTATCCCAGACGCAGCAGCTAGCTGCCGACTTTCTCTACGCCATCAAGCAAAGACTGACGCATCCTATGTATGCAGACCTCCAAAGTGCTTATGCTGCTGGTGTAGGGTTTAACTCTAAGACAGCCTCCTGGCAGGCAACCCGCGTCACCTTTGGTGATGAGCTTCGTGAGTCTAGCGAAAAAGACCCGAACATCGAGGCCGTCGGTATTGGCGGTCAGATCTACGGCAAGCGTGCCGATATGATTATCGTAGACGATGCGGTAACGCTAAAGAACGCAAATGAGTTTGAGAAGCAGATACGCTGGCTAACCCAGGACGTGAGATCTCGTCTTAACCCTACAGGTAAACTTGTAGTCATTGGTACTAGAGTTGCCTCAGTAGATTTGTACCGCGAGCTACGCCAAGAAGACCGATACCCAGGCGGTCTTGTTCCTTGGAAATATCTTGCGATGCCAGCACTCCTTGAGATTAACGAGGACCCCGACAAGTGGGTTACCTTATGGCCAGCCTCTGATGCTCCATTCGATGGACAAGAAGAAGCCGATAAGGATGAGAATGGTCTTTACCCTAGATGGTCTGGACGCAATCTTTACAATGAGCGTCAGGCTATGGACGCGAGTACGTGGGCTCTAGTATATCAACAACAGGATGTATCTGAAAACGCTGCATTCGACCCAGTATGTGTTCGTGGTTCTATGGACGGTATGCGTAAAGCAGGACGTCTGGAGATGGGCCACCCAGGTCATCCCAAGGATTTAAGTGGCTTCAGTTTTATCTGTGGTATGGACCCAGCGATTGTAGGAGATACCGCTGCGGTCTGTTATGCCATTGATAGATCTACCAGTAAGCGCTACATCGTAGACGTTATGAAAATTACGCGTCCGTCACCGCAGCAAATTCGTGACATTATTATTAACTGGACTCAGCTTTACAGCCCGTCCGAATGGATTATTGAGAAGAACGCATTTCAAGCTTTCTTGACTCAGGACGAAGGTATCCGTCAGTTCCTTGCAGGACGTGGCGTTGTACTGCGTGAGCACCATACCGGTTCTAATAAATGGGATACCGGATTCGGTGTGGCATCTATGGCTACGCTCTTTGGTACTAAGCAAGCAGATGGCAAGCACCATAGAGATAACCTAATACATCTACCTAGTGATCAGACAGAGAATATCAAAGCCCTAGTAGAGCAGTTAATTACCTGGACTCCTACGACTAAGGGTAAGACCGATATCGTAATGGCTCTCTGGTTCTGTGAGATTAGAGCAAGAGAGATGCTCAACTATGGACAGTACGCTACGCATCACCTTAAAAACCCTTTCCTATCTCGTGCCGAGCTAGGGAAACGTGTAGTCATTAACATTGACGAAGCACTAGCAGCACAAAATAAAACATTCGTATAGGAGACTAAAATGGCAGCAGCAAAGAAGAAGATTTCACCAGCAATGAAGAAGAAGGCTTATGCAATGGCTGAAAAGGCTGAACCAAAGGCTGTAAAGGCTAAAGAAATGAAAGCTGGTATGGCTATGATGATGAAGAAAAAGGGTAAATAATTATGACAATTACACCAAGTTGGATGACCAACGCAGAAGGTGAAGAAGTCTACATCGATAAAGGTGCAGTAACTATGCCTCAGATGAATGAAGAGACAGACGCTAAGTACTCAGCTGGTAAGGCTCAGGCACTAGCAAATGACTATGTAGAATGGCCAACTAAAGTAACAGGACTTGAATACTAATATGGCAATGACATATGACCAATACCAGAACAGACGTTCTTGGCTTGTTGATACTGCAGAAACTCCTGCTGATAAAAAGAAACTTGCTTCTGATCTAGCAAAACTAGATGCTGAATATAAAGCTTCAAAAGCAGCTAAAGGTACACAGGCAGATCATCACGTAACCGATAACAATAGCCACACACAACCCGTTAAGCCAACAGGTTCTTTAACTGGAGATGCTGCTGTTAATGAATATCAGCGTCAAATTTCTCCAGAAGGAATGAAGCAATCTCAAGACAACATTCGTAAGGCAACTGACAAGAAGTATCCAGGCCTTTACAAGAAGTAAGGATTACTAGTGCTAACAATTCGTGAAGTTACCGCAAAGGTATCTCGCCTACAGACCAAATACGCAGCGCGTGATGGTCGTATGCGTGACGTCCTTTCGGTACGTCAGGGGGATATCTCTAAGGTATACCCATCTATGTTTTCTGATGAGTACCCAAAACCTCTCATCGCTAACATCATTGACGTTGCCGCACGCGATCTTGCTGAGTCAATGGCTCCGCTGCCTTCATTTAACTGTTCAGCATCTAATACAGTCTCTGATACAGCCCGTAAAGCAGCAGACCTACGTGCTCGTATTGCAAACTTCTATGTAGACCGTTCAGAACTAGGCGTACAGATGTATACCGGTGCTGATTGGTACAACACTTACGGAATGCTTATTGGTCGCGTTGAACTCGATTACGAGAATGACAACCCCATTATGAAATTGATTAACCCTTTCGGCTCCTATCCGGAGATTGACCGATTTGGTCGCTGTCTATCCCTTACCCAGATTGTGGGTATGGATGCACAGACTTTGGCATCTATGTATCCAGAGTTCTACGACCAGATTATTAGCAAGAACTCGTATACACCAGGCTCACCGTACCTTTCAATGGTACGTTACCACGATGCAGACCAAGATCTTATTTATTTACCAGAACGTAAGGATTTAGTTCTATCTAATATCCCTAACCCAATCGGTGAATGTATGGTCCGTGTGGCTATGCGCCCATCTATTGATGGTGAAGCACGCGGTCAGTATGATGATGTACTAGGCGTACAGCTTGCTCGTGCTCGCTTTGCAGTCCTACAGATCCAAGCAGCAGAGAAATCTATCCAAGCACCTATTGCTATCCCACAGGATGTGCAAGAACTTGCTCTTGGACCAGATTCTATTATGCGTTCTGCTAACCCACAGGGTATTCGTCGTGTTCCACTAGAACTACCAGCCGGTGTATTTGGTGAATCTGGGGTCCTTGAGCGTGAACTACGTACAGGTGCTCGCTACCCAGAGACTCGTGGCGGTAACTCAGACGCTTCTATCGTTACAGGTCGCGGTGTTCAAGCCCTACAAGCTGGCTTTGATACACAAATCAAGGCAGCGCAGTCACACTTTGCTCGTATGTTTGTTGAACTTGTTGGTCTTTGCTTTAAGACTGATGAGAAACTCTTTGGTAATAAGATTAAAGAGATTCGTGGCGTTGATGACGGCACACCTTATACACTTAAGTACAGCCCTTCTAAGGCAATCAATGGTGATTACACAGTAGATGTCCGTTACGGCATTATGTCTGGTATGAATCCAAACAATGCAACAGTAGCCTTGCTACAGATGCGTTCAGATAAACTTGTTTCACGCGACTACGTACGTCGTGAACTACCTATTGAGATTAACGTCGGCCAAGAAGAACAAAAGGTTGACGTTGAAGAAATGCGCGATGCGCTTCGTGCAGCTATTGGGCAGACCGCCCTTGCAATCCCACAGATGGTTGCACAAGGTCAAGACCCATCTAAGATTCTCGGTTCCTTTGCGGAAATGATTAAAGGCCGTCAAAAGGGTATGAGTATTGAAAGTGTTGTGGAAAAGGCGTTTACGCCAGAAGCACAGCCTGAGACAGCAGCGATGCAGCCTCAGCCTCCAGTAGCAGGTATGGCTCCCGCCTCTGCCTCGCAGCCAAGTATGGAACAACCTGGCGGTGCAGCCCCTGCTGCTGGCGGTCCACAAGCCCCTCAAGGCAAACCAGATATCGCATCATTGCTCGCATCAATCGGCGGCGCAGCATAACTTCTAAGGGGGTGAAATATGAACAAAGGATCACAAGCACCAGCACCATTCGCTAAGCCAATTCACGGCGCAGCAGGAGCAGGAGCAAAGGTAACAGGCGGCGACGTCAAGATGCCATTTGCAGGAGCACCAAAGCCAGGTAAAGCAGTAAAGAAGTAAATAACTTTAGATAGCGGGGTGTACTGGATGGATAACAAAGTTCGCCGTCCAGTGCGCTTCGCTGATTTCTTAGTAATCGGCGCAGAGATTACTTACAATATGATGCAGGTATTTACGGCAGCAGCAGAAGACTTATTAGAATTGTCTATCTATAATGCTAACCGAACAACAGAATTAAACAATGTCTGGGAAGACTTTGCTACAGATTTAGAGACTATTCAGGAGGATACAGATGGCGCTTGAAGACAGCACCAACCCTATGCAGGGTGTATCAGGTCCTGGTAAGTATGCAAAACGTACAGATCTTGCATATCAATCACAATCTTACGGTGACGGAGTTGCATACAATGCAGCAAAATCAGGTGCTCCACTAGCGACTGCACCAAAGAACCCAATGCTTTCACAAGCACCACAGGTGCCAACAAAACCAATGCCAGTAACTGGTCTATATGATCAGACCCAACGACCAGAAGAACCAGTAACTCACGGTATTGATCTAGGTCCTGGTGGCGGTTCTAATGTTCTTGCTATGCAAGATGCAACTGCAGGCCAGTATCAAAACGCCTACGATATGTTTCAGACAATGGCTCAAAACCCAAATGCGTCTCCATCCCTACAGTATTTGGCACAACGTATTCAGCAAGGATTCTAAATGTCATCAAACTGGATAACGCCTGATCTAGCGCGTAACCCATCGCTGGCATTTGATGTATCTAATCAAAAAGACCCTAGCGCTGTATCACAGCTTGTATCACATACTTCAAAAACAGTTGCAGTTAGTGATGCAGTAAATAGCCATATTGCAACTACTGGCTCACAGGGTTTCTGGTCTAAATTAGGACACGGTGCAGTTACTGGACTTGAATGGCTTGGTAAGCCACTACAAGAAGTGCAGAAAGATTATAAGTTTGTCCACTCTGTGTATACAGATCACGGATTTTTACCTGGCTTTGTTGCTACCCTTGGCATTACAGCTGGTGGTATTGGTGGTGCAATACTAGGTGGTGGAGTTGGAGCAGCACTTGGTGCTGATTTAGCTGCAACTACTTTACGTTATACAATGGGAAACTTTTACAAAGATTCATATGCTAAGTCTGAAGACCCAAATTATAAGGTATCACCCGGACGTGACTTTTCAAATGGCTTAGCTTCAGCAGTAGATGGTCTTGGTGGACCACAAGCTGCAGTTAAAGCACTAAAGAATACTAATTCTGGTATTGGTAAAATTACATCAGGTATTGGTGACTTGGGATTTGATATCACAGCAGATCCAATAATGATTGTTGGTCGTTTTGGTCAACTAATGCGTGGTGGAAAATACCTTAAACTAGGTGATGCAGCAGAGATTCAACTTCGCTACCCTATTATGAATACCATTCCTGGTATTAAAAATTTTTTAACTGCACGTACCGGTGTTGCGCTTACATCTGAACAGATGGATGCTGTATACAAAGGCACAGGTTTATTTAATGCAACTGCTCGCACTTATCGTGCAGCTCTTGATGATATTGCTAAATCAACTGCTGGTGAAATTATTCAAAAGTACCCAGCACTTGGAACATCAGCAGCTGGTCGCTTAGGAAAGATTGATACACCTGAAAAAGTACACCAGTTCTTAAAGGAAAGTCTATTTTTTGGTGAGCAAGAAGGAACTCTTGCTGGTCAAGCAATGCTTCCAACACGTACTTTACTTAAAGCAAAACTTGGTGACTCACAGGTAGTTGATTATTTGCGTAATGATGGCTCGCTACCAGGAAAGATTTACAAGACTTTCTCTGGATATATGCCTTACTCAATAGATCCTAAAACTCTTGAACTTTCAACTACAAAGTTTCGTTGGAATGCTAATGATGCAGCAACTGTAATCTACAGAATTGCACGATTTGGTATGGGCGATAGCGCAGCCAAAGAGTGGGCTGGCAAATATGCAGAATCAGTAGCAGTTGGTGACCAAGCGCTCGCTCGTTCTATTAAGAATCAAGCAATTTATCACACACTTCTTGCTGCTGGCCTCCCTGCTGATAATGCTATTGTATCAAAAGCTTGGGAAGAAGTAAGCAAATTAGGTGAGCCACTTGCAAGTTCACAGATTTATGGTGTGCATCCTGACGGAAATACAATCGGTGAATATGTAGCAAATGGTACACGCAAAGTTGGTGCTTTGTTTGAACACCAAGCAACAGATATGTTTGATATTCCAGACTTTATGACTATTAAAGCTGCTATGCGTGAATCTGGACAGCTTTCTAAAGTACTAGGCAAAACTGATGATTTTATTTCCAAAAAATACACAGATAAAATCTTTAAGCCTTTAGCACTTGCTACAGCAGGATTTGGTCTTCGAGTAGCATCAGCAGAACTTATACCTACATTTGCCCGTTATGGTGTAATCAATACATTCAAGGCAAAGATTGCAACAACAGTTGCCAAGAGTGGATATAATCTTGTTAAAGGTGAGGATGAGCATATTATTTCGGCAGCACTAGTAAGCCTTGGTGCTGGTGATGGTATTTCAGCAGATGTACTTGAAAAAGGTTTTCCTGCATTTAAGGAAGCAAAACGCCTTGGTCTAAACTTTGCAGCTAAAATGGTTCCAGCTGATCAAATAGATGTTGCTGTAAAGTTAATGATGGCAAATGATGCACACATTCTTGCAGAAGCTGTATCTACTGGACACGGTTATGATGTAAATAATGCTTACCAAGCATCACAGGCAGCTCATTATTATTTCCAAATTCAAAAGAATAGTCCTCTATATAGAGACTTGCCAGAATATACAACATACTCACCATCCGATAAACACTTTGTGCCTCGCTATGTAACTACACTAAATAAAGCATCAAAGGATATTGCTCAACGTAACATTTCGCGTGATGCACTTCAAGTAAGCCAGAAGTTGCGTGCTGCAGTTAAGGCATCAGGAGAACCATTATCACCAGCAATTATAGGTGAAGAGTTCTATACAACAAAGGCTTATCAAGAATTTAGAGATGCTCTTATCAATAGAGAATACTCACGTATGCTTGATGCTACTAAGGGCAAATTCAAAGGTTATGACGAAGAAATAAAAACTATTACTCGCTGGAGAGATTCAGTAGCTAATGGTGATTTACACGTCTTTGCAGCAGACCGTGTTGATGCAACACTTGGTATATTGATGGGTAAAGATGGAACGTTTCACACAGACTTTGCTCGCAACATTGCAGAAGGCCGCAGCACAGACCTTAATACTGTTGCAGAGATTGCAAAGTCAAAGCAGCAATCTATGCCACGTAGCGTTTCAGGACCTATCCTTCAGTCATATGTAGAAGGAACTACTGGATTTGAAAAGTTAATTAACATAGGCTTTAAGAAATTCATTGATCCTATTGTTAATAACCTATCTCGTGAAACTCTTTATACCATTCACGTAGGAGATTCCTTAGCCCGATTAGCACCTCGCATCGGTGCAGGGCTTACAGAAGATCAGGCTCTACGTATTGCACAGACACAATCTGTATACTCAATGTTACCTCAGATTCACAACGTGGCACTTCGTAGCCAGTTTGCACAGATAGCCCGTAACTTTTTGCCATTCTACTTTGCTCAAGAACAAGCTCTTAAGCGTGCATTTAATACTCTTAAAGATACAAGTATTCTAAACCCAGCATTCTCGCGTGGATTCCGTTTCTATCAACTAGCAGAACAGTCTCTTAATGACCCAGGTTTTATTGAGTCAGATGAGAATGGAAATCGCTATCTGTATCTTCCAGTAGTTGGCGCATTTGGTGAAGGATTGCAAAGCGGTCTTTCTTACTTTGGTGCTAACATTCAATCAGGTTTGCCTATCACTGCTAAAGGCTCATTGATTTCTTTGAAATCAGTACTACCAGAATTGCAGATGCCTGGAGTATCACCATTTGTGGCTGTTGGTGGAAATATCATTACTAACTTTTTCCCAGCAACCAAGCCTATTGTTGATAAAGGTATTGGTGCTATATCTGTAGATAGAGGTATTGTAGATACTCTTATCCCTGCAGCTTGGGCAAAGACTTTTGTATCAGCAGCATCATCTTGGTTACCAGGTGGAGGCATTGACCTTAACCGACAGATGGGTAATGCTATCTCTTCAGCGCTAGCGTCAGCATACTACAATGGAAAAGTACCAGGGCCTGATTCAAATGAGTATGAGCGTCAAGCATTTGTAGATCGTATTAAGAATAATGCTCGCTCAATCTTGTTAATCAAGACATTCTTAAACCTTACATCACCACTTGCTCCAACTATTTCACAGGAAGATTCTGGATTCCGCGATGAGTTTTGGAAACTTGTAAAGTCAAAGGGTAACTTTGCTGATGCCTTGCAGACATTCTTAAATGAGCACGGCGATACTGCTATCTCTTACACAGTAGCAAAGACTTATTCAAATGTACCAGGAGCTAAGGTTCCTTATATCCAGCCAACTATTGACTTTATTAAAAATAACCATCAGTTATTTGATATTAAAAATGGTACATCAAGTGGTGCATTCTTCCTAGTACCACAAGATGGTATTCAGGATCAGTCATCACGTACTGTATATAACGAATTGATGGCTATGCACTTTAGAAGCGAGCGCACACCTGCAGAACTTCTCAAGCAGTTCTATATTGCTCAGGGTGACCAAGCAATGTCTCAAGAAATTAAACAACACCTTGAGACTATGAAGACTGCTATTGACCCATTCTCACGCCAGCAAGAAAGAACTCGTTGGTCTGGAATTGTCGAGCAGATGAAAAACTTTTACCCAATCTGGTACAAGGATTACACATCAGGCGGGGCTGCAACAAATGCTCAAACCGCTTATAACCAAATTGTAAAGATTCTTGGTAGTGACCAGAATCCAAAAGATAAGCAATCACAACTTGTTGGAGATTTGGTAAAGAAGTACCAAGATCATCAACAACAGATGAATCAATACCAAGCACTAAACCTTCAAGGGTTTATGGTTCAGCAAAATAAAGATAGTTGGAATGAATACCTAACTCAACTATCTGTGGATGAGCCACGATTGACAACAGTAATTAACAGCGTATTTATGAAGTTGGGATAAAATGGCAGACAAAGTAGTTAAGTCAGTAACTCAGGTAGGTCCAGATGTAATTATCACCTACACTGATTTGTCTACCAAAAAAGTATCTTCTCTCAAAGCAACTGATGAAATTGCTACAGCAAAACTTGCCGGTTCTTATGTTCAAGGCAATCAAACAAAAGGTAGCGCCTTTGGGACAAGTGCTCAAACTGGTGGGGAAACTAATAATTCAACCACAATAGTTACGCCTGAAAATTTAACAGCTTACTACCAACAAGCTATATCATCTAAAGCAGATGGTTATGCAAAGATTCGTTCATCACTTATTGCTGCTGGACTTCTTGGTAAAGGCAGCAAAAGTTTAAGTTCAGTACAGAGTGCTTGGTTATCAGTTCTTCAGGGTGCCTCTGCAGATGGCACAGATCCATACACATATATTGCTAATATCAAAAAGCAAGGTGTTGGTTTAGATACAACTGCATCACAAAAGCAGAACCCTTATTCACAGGTAAATATCTGGGACCCTACTAAGGCTACAGATTATATTACTCAGTTGACTCAAAGCATTCTTAACCGCGAACCTACTGAAAAAGAACTCACTTCTTTACAGAAGCAGTTATCTGATGCTCAAAAGAAGAATGCTCTTAATACAACATATAAGACTGACCCTAAGACTGGTAAGGTAACTAGTACTCAAACTGGTGGCCTTGATGAACAGCAATTCCTTACGGACCTTCTTAAGAAAAGCCCAGACTATTCTAAGATTAAAGAAGCAGGAACTACTGCTGCTTTGCAAGCAGTACAGAATGCAGCAAAAGCAAACGGCATTATGCTTACTCCAGAAGATGCGGCATCATATGCAGAGCGTGTTCGTAATGGTGAAAAGGTTGACGAGATTGCATCAACTTTCCGTAAGATTGCAGCCATCTCACAGCCTAAAGCAGTCCAAGATTTACTCAATACTGGTACTGACTTAGCGACTATCTATCAGCCATATAAGGCTGCTATGGCACAGACTCTTGAGCTTAATCCAAATGCTATTGACTTAACAGATCCTGCTCTAAGTAATGCAATATCTGGTGATAAGACTATGACTACATATGAGTTCCAGCGTGCGCTCCGCAAAGATAACCGTTGGCAGTATACAAACAATGCACGTTCAGAAGCAGCTGATGTAGCAACACAGGTGCTTAAAGACTTTGGATTTATGGGGTAACTATGGCTAAAGCACCTATATCAAATGATGGTACAGTTTCATATAACCCAACTACTGGGCTTTCTTACAACCCAAATGCAGTAAAGGCTCCAGCTGTTCCAGCGCCAGCAACTACACCTTCTGTATCATATAATCCATTAACAGGTCTTTCATATAATCCAAATGCACAGCCAGCACCTTCGGCACCACAAGGTCCAACACTTGCTTCAACAGAAACTGTAACTGGTACAAGTACTGCAACATCTGGTACAAATCAGACATCAACTTCACCCACAGTAATTAAACCAACTACAGTTACAGATACATCAGCAATAGATGCTCTTAAGCAACAACAACAAGATGAACGCGTTAGCGCATTTAACATTCTTAAAACTGAATTTAGTAAGTATGGGCTTGGTTCTCTTGTAGAGAATATCAAAGGACTACTTACTAGCGGAACCCCAGCATCTGAGTTCTCGCTAAAATTACAAGAAACACCTGAGTATCAGAAGCGCTTTGCTGCAAATGCTGACCGCATTAAAGCAGGACTTGGTGCTTTGACACCAGCCCAATATGTTGCAATGGAAGACCAGTACCAGAACCTTATGCGTAACTATGGATTGCCAGCATCTTACTATTCTAAAGATGATATTGGAACACAAGCAGGATTCCAGAAGTTACTTGCTAATGACGTATCTGCATCTGAGTTAGAAGACCGTATTGCTACAGCGCAACAGCGTGTACTCAATACAAACCCAGAAGTCCTTAAGGCATTTAAGCAATTCTATCCTGATATTAACAATGCAGATATTCTTGCTTACACACTTGATCCACAGAATGCTCTTAGCACAATTCACCGTAAGGTAAGTGCTGCTGAAATTGGTGGCGCAGCCCTTGCCCAAGGCTTACAGGCTAACGGCGGTACTGCAGAATCTCTAGCAGGACAAGGCATTACTAAGGCTCAGGCTCAGCAAGGTTACACAAATGTAGCTGAGATGGTTCCACGTGGCTCACAACTTGCTGACATTTATGGTCAGACACCTTATACACAGGGAACAGCAGAAGCAGAAGTATTTAATACAGCAGGAGCTGCAGATGCTGCAGCAAAGCGCAAGAAGTTAACATCTCTTGAGACTGCACAGTTTAGTGGTTCATCAGGCGTTGGTTCATTGAACCGTGACCGCCCAATATCGAACTATATGTTAGGACAGCCAGGAGCTGGTTCCTACTAATTAAAGCCTGCCACTAGAACCACCGGCCTAGTGGAGTGACAACAACACCGGTAGCAGAAGCCATATAGGTGATCCCCAGAACTATATGAGGTCTGCGTTAACTAATATGAATGGGAGATGGACTATGTCCAATTTCGAGTACGAGGATGACGAAGACGAAGTAACTACTAATGATACTTCAAATGATCTCGTCAAACAGTTGCGTAAAGCAAATAAGCAAAAGGAAAAAGAACTCGCTGACCTTAAAGCTCAGTTCGAGGGACTTTCAAAAGCGCAGAGAGAACGAGCCATTAAGGACGTCCTTGAATCTCGCGGAGTAAATGGCAAGATTGCTAAATTTATTCCATCGGACTTAGACCCAACTGAGGAGTCTTTGTCTAAGTGGCTAGACGATAACGGAGACGTTTTCGGTTTTACAGCCACTGATTCCAACCAGCCTGTCGTCGATCCAGCCCAAGCTGCAGCGTATAAGAAGATGAATAATGCCACTGACCAGGGTTTAACCCCTGATTCTTCAGATGACATCCTTCGTCGCCTTATGTCTGCTAACAGCAAGGAAGAACTGGACGAAGTAATTAGACAGTCTGGACTCTAACCAACTAACCGAAAGGCAAACCTAAATGGCAATTCCAACAGGTACGCTTACCGGCACATCCGCAATTAGCAACCTAGTCCAAACAGCGTACGATCAGTACGTTCGTATGGCACTTCGTAGCATTCCAGTAATGCGTGCTCTTGCAGATGTTAAGCCAGTACAGCAAGCAATGCCAGGTTCATCAGTTGTATTCTCAATCTATTCAGACTTAGCTCAGGCTACTTCTACATTGACAGAATCTTCAGATGTATCTTCTATTGCTCTTGGTAATCCAAACCAGATTACCGTTACACTTCAAGAATACGGCTCAGCCGTAACAACAACAAAGAAGCTCAATATGACTTCTTTCAACGATGTTGACACAGCTCTTGCTGACATCATCGCATACAACGCTGCAGA